TCTGCTACATCTACAGGTTTGCCAAGGAAACTTGACATAAGGGATTCAGTAAGAGCGTCTCTTTTTGCCATTGTATCTAAGTGTGTTCTTCGTTTATTATTTATACTTCTCGGATATCTTTAACCCAGGCACGGAACATCTCTCCTTCCTCAGTGACTGCGATCACATAGTTAACTCCAGAGCGATGTATAACTCCAGTCTTTCCATTTAAAGAGGAGTAGATAGTATCTCCCTCCTGAAAGATACCTTTGTGTCTGTATCTCTGGTGAGTTGATTCCTGTCTTAGTTGTTTAAATTTTTTCATTTAAAATTATCTGGTAATCTAGATTTAATTTCATTCATTAATTTTTTACAATCAGTATCATTTAATGCTCTAGGTATTCCTGAACGAAATGTTTTAAAATCTCCAGCAAATGCTGCTCGTCTCATTTTCGTTCCAGAGATAGCAAATGTATCTCCATCAGCATCTCTACTGCCAGAAGATTCAATACTAATCTTTCTAAAGGAAAAGTCCTTTCCGTTATATCTATGTAGGAATGACATGGCAGATACTCTATCAGAACCTACTAAAAATACAACCTCGTCATATCCTGCCATCATAAGATCTTTCATGATCCCAACAGGATCTTTTGGTCCAGAGAATATTTTACCACGATGCTCAGGGAACATCTTATTCATGTATTCTAACTTAATATCTGGTGGCAATGGATTACTCCCTTTCTTATCCTCAGTCTGAGAGATATAGATCCTGTAATCATGTGTTCCAGCTGCCTGCTTCACACCATCAAAGTTCTCTTTGTGTCCAGTGGTAGGTGGTTGAAACCTACCGAATGTGAAGTAACAAGTTTTGCCACTTAGATGTGCTGTCATGCTACCATTCCTTTGATATCGTGAAATTGTTATAAGCAAATTCAAGGCGGTTGACAAATTTAATCATGCTGCCATCTTTATGAAGAACATAACCTTCTGGAGTTGTAACTTTATATCCCCTTTCAGTTTTAACAAAAGTTCTAAACTCTTCAAGATGGTCTAGTTTATCTATAACCATTTGCTTGACTGCTTGTAGTTCTTTGTATAGAGCAATCATTGTCTTAAATTTGTAAACATTATCAAGAAGGTAGTTCTCGCTTTTGTAAACAAGATTGCGTTTCTTGGTTAGGTTATCTGCTGTCTTGATCTTGGAAAGTTCTTTACTCATTTTCTCATGATAAAAATTAACCAGTTCGCTAATTGTCTCATCAATATTACCTACACTTCTAGCATTTTTAATTTGACTATTAAAGAATTGCTTTAAGTAAGAAGAGATATGAAATTTTGAATCCCCAGTGGTTCCAAAATTACCAACAAGATCATCAAGAAAATCTCCACACAACTGACACATGCGCTGAATTTTAGTAATGTAATTATTAAATTTTGTCATTTCAGATCTACTAAATCCAACTCTATCCATTGGAGTATCATTATTGATTACTGCCACTTCAAGAATACTATTGAATGTATTGATTGGAGCTCCCGCTTTTGCCTGCATTTCAGGTAAAGAATTTCCGGTGTAATGTGTATGGAACACAACTCCAATTTTTGCTTTTCCAACTTCTTTTCCAATGGGGTGATCTACAGGAATACCGTAAGTGATTGTATTAGGTCTAAATGTATATAATCTTTCGCCATCAATGGTTTCTATATTTCTAGTGGAGTCAGTAAACAATAAGTCTCCCTGAATAACTCCTTTAATTCCAAGTTTACTAAAGTAACGAAGAGAAAATTTTAATTTTTCCGCAAGATCTCCTTGATAATAAGAATCAACTGCCTTCTCAGTGGCGCATAACTTTGGTTCGGTTTTATTGAATACAGATTTAGTTCCAACAAAAAATACTCCAGACAAAGGATCAACACCACAAACTACAGAGGGAGCACCATCCCATTTAGTTTGCATGAACCCACCGCTTTCTTGTTTACCCAACATTTTCTGTAATTCTTTTAAAAAAGAAACAGCTGCTTCGCAACCTTCAGTACCATAGTTGAGCATCTCATCTTCAAGGTGTTCTAAATGCTTGAGTTGTTTTATGTTTGACATTAATCCATTAACTTTACGTGGACAGAAGATTTATCAGTTTGGGATCCAGCATAACAATATAGTGCTTTCATAATCTCATCTGCTTTTCCAGAAGTTAAAATACAATCTAATAATCGAAGACCCATCAACTTACTATATCGGTAAGATTGAGATCTATTTGCTAATTCTACTCTAGCTTGTACATCGCCAGGATAATTTGCAGTTGGGCGAGGAGCAGAATATTTATTAAATAATAAAGTCAATTCATCATTGATAGCATCTTTTTTTGATTTGTTTGTTGGTTTGCAGTCAGACCAAAATTTTCTATTATCCCAACCAGTTGTAATACCAGTATAAGAAACTCCCAAAGATTTTAAAATTTCTACTATGCTTCCGCCACCACAACGACCCTGGGCAGCTGACACTCCTTTCAGTTCTAATTGCCATGATGGAGAAGATGCTCCACCAAAATTTCTTGATTGAAATCGTGTTGATTGCGAATTACTACCCGTCTTCCAGTAAAGATAAACATCCATTGGATATCCTTCATCATCACTTTTCTTTTTGTCATCCTTGTATCTTGCCCAGTAACCAGCAAATGAAACTTCATCTAGTTCTTTCATCTTATCATTTGAATCATAGTTCAAAATTTTTAACTTCGCTGGTCCCTTCATTTTTTTCAGGGAAACACCAATCAATTCTTTTTCTTCATATTTTTCTTTTATAAATTCATTTATTGTATCAACAGTTTTGTATTGATCTAAATCGCTAGCATTGAATGTAGACGACACCATCCAGATATCTGCTGGATTCCATTTGTCTTCTGAGGAAAATACTACCTTAACGCTAGGGTCTTTCAGCATACTTTTCCTAGCTCTTTGGTATGCTTTTTTAATTTCTTTATCGTCTGGTCCACCACCTCTACAAAAAATATAATTTTTACCAGAGTTATGGAATGTTTGCCAAAGTTTGTTTGCTCCTCTAATAGAAGATATCTGCCATTCTCTAGACAATTCATCTGGGAGTAGTTGCTCAAAAGGAACATCAACATCAATTGTTTTTGATGCTTTCTCTAGATCACTCAAAGAAACAGAAAGATCTTCATCTATTACTCCTTTGTATACATTAAAAGCAAGAGCAGCATAAAGACATTGTGCTGCTTCATTTCTCGCAGTTTCAGCAGCGCCGCCTCCAGATCCGCCACCTTGCGGTTTAATATCAATTCTTAATGTTTTTGATTCAACAGCGATGTCTAATTGATTACCAGTTCCTTTAGTATCAACAGCAGTATATCCCTTGCTAGCAACATTCTGAGCAATCAAAGATGCTGCTTTTGTTCTCTTTGCCCTCGGAACAATTACTTTAAGAGCAAAGAAAATTTTTGATCTGCCACCTGGATCAGCAACTTTTGTTACATCAAATTCGTAAAAGGAAAAATTTTCATCTCCAAGAGAATCCATAACATCATGGATTGCCTGTTTATATTGTGATCCAATGCCAGATAAATCTACTTGCTTGGTCATTTTATACCTCCCCTTGGAAGTATTTATTAAACGGAGAGAACAGGAATCGAACCTGCGAAGCTTTTAAACCCAGCCGCTTTCAAGGCGGTGTCCTCGACCAACCGGACTCTCTCCAATAAATCACCAATGCCTGATGACACCAGCGATGATATAACAATTAGTTATAAAGTATGTAGCGAACAAAAATGTTCTCATGACGGCAATGGCATCAGATTCACGATCACAATCACTTGCTTTCTGTCCTAATGCCTTTGCCCATATACGCCAGAGGCGTCTACAGGTCGCCTTCTTCACGATTCTCAGAGTAGTAGATATCAAACTGACCACCAGGATAACGCTTCTCAAGTTTCTTCACATTACGCTCAAGAACTTCTTCAAAGGAAACTCCAAGTGCCTGAGTTGCTTGTGCCACATACCACATAACATCACCGAGTTCAATAATCATATGCTCTCGGTTGTCCTCATTAAAAGGTTTACCTTGGAAGATCATTTTTTTGATGATCTCAAGAAACTCACCACCCTCAGCATTAATGCCAACACCAGCAGTAAGCAGTCGTTCAATATTGGCACCCTTAGAATCCAACTCAACGAGACGATCAGAAAGGGCAAGAAAATCTGTAGAAGCATCTGAAGTAACTGCATCCACAAATGTTTCGTATCGTTTGAAATCAATGTTCATGTTTAATAAAATTCAGAAAATTTACTTATCCTGTTCTTGTTGTCAAAGACTCCAGCACTGGCATCCTCTTCTAGGAAATCAAGATCAGATGCTAGGTCGCTGTCGTCTCCAACATTATAGAGCTTCATCTTCGCTCTGTCAATACCCACTTTAAACTTTCGTTTGTCTGTGGGATCGTTGTATCTGTTCTTCAACTGCTTCACCATGATGGTGCCTTCCTGTTCCAATTCCTCTGTGGAGATTAGAGCAAACATAAAGTCAGCAGTAGCAGGAAGACCAAATGATTCAGAAGTGTCAGTCAGTTCCAGATCAGTGTTACCAAATCCAGAACGAGTTGTCTGTGTAGCAGAGACCAATGGCACTTCATACTTCACAGCAAGACCACGAAGTTCCTCAGCAATAGACTTCACGAATGTGTAAGAGTTCACGATAGAACCTTTGAGTCGTGCTGAGTTACAGATGTTCAGATAGTCAACAAAGATGATATCTGGTTTGAATTCTTTCTTAAGAGAAAGTTCATTCAGCAATGATTGGAAGTGTCCAGCATGTGCTGATGCTGTTGGATACTCTTTGATGATTAATCTACCACGGGTCTTGCGTCCAAGTTCTTCAACAGAACTCTTGAAGCGATGCTCAGGAATGCTTACCAGATCCTTGATATTAGTGTCAAGAAGGTGGGCGTCAATCCGTTCAGCAATCTTTTCCTCTGCCATCTCTAGAGTGATGTAGAGGACGTTGTAACCATCCATCAAACACGATCCTGCCATGTGGCACATGAACAGAGATT